AAACGTGTTCCAGTAAGTTGAAACTTTACTTTGTTAACCTCAAATATTAGCATACAATATTAAGTTTAGTTTTTGAAAATAAAAAATCATAATCAATTTTTTTGTTGTCTAAATAACTTTCTACTTCCAAAGTAAATTCTTCGTAAATATCATCATTTAAAAGCTCTGGAGTAAATATAAATTCAATTTCAAAGCTACTATCTGAATGAAAAAAAAGCTTTTGATTACAGTATTCAAATACTCCAAATTTTGAAGTATAGAATTTACTGATATCTGTTAAAATCTTTGTTGCTAAATAATGTTTTTTCATAGTTTCTAAGTTGTTAATTATTTCATTGTTATCATTTAATTCGTCTATTGTTCCAAAGATGTTAAACTGTTTCATTTTAAACTTCTTTTAAAGTTCTTTTTTATTTTATTGTTTAACTCTTTTTCAATGTCTATTTTATAGTGTTTAGCAAAGTTTAAACAAACTAAAATAATATCAGCTAACTCTTCTTCTATATTACCCCAATCATTTAAATAATTTGCTTTTTCAAATTCATCAACTTCTTCAAATAATTTATATATAAATTCACTTCGTGTAGTGCTAGGAGTAATTAAACCCCTAGCTACTATACTTTTATAATTTTCTTCTATTAAATTTTTCATAATTTTAATTTTAATTGTTTGTATTTTGTTGGTCTTGCTTCAATTTCAATTCTTTTTAAAATTGAATAATATTTTGTTTTTTTAGGTTTATAACCAAGCGAAGTTAAATTAAAGTCATTTTTTAATAAAGCAATACATATTGAACGATAAGATGGTACTTTATCTTTTAACTCAAATGGAGCTTCATCTGGTATTCCTTTGTCATAACATCTTTTTTCCCAAGTTTCAATGTATTCTCTAACTTTCTCGTGTACCATATTTCCCAATTTTTAATTGCTTTTTCAGCTTCATTATCTGCTAAATACCTTTGTTTATCAGTTAAAAAACCCCAAGCTTTCCTAACTATATATTCTGGTATTTGTTTTTTATAATAAACAGCACAATGACCTAAAAAAGCACGTCTATTTATAGATTTATTTGTTAAATGATTTATCATAGTGTTATCCCACTTATAAATAACTTCATTCATAGCCTTGCCATAAAGTATATGGTCAGATGTAAATTCTATTGCAGATTTCAACATTTCATCCTCAACTGATTTACTAACTCTTGACCACATACCATTTTTATAGCATTCCCATTTTGAATATTTAATATAAACTTGTTTCATTCCATTTCAGCATCCCAACTAGCAGAGAAATCTTTATTTTGAAAAAGAGATGCTAAACCAGTTATTTGTTTCATTCTCAATAATTCATCTTGACTCATACCGATATGCTTACATATCCAAGCATCACCCTTACCCATTTCAACTAATTCAGAAACTATTGTACTCATTAACTCTAAATTATGCGACCCTCTAGCTCTATTATGTCTAATTGTAGATGCCATTCTATCTGATAAATCTTTATCAATTACAGATACTGGCAACATACCTTCCTCTCTATCAAATATTCTTTTTGAATTTAACAATGTAGAATACCTATGAAACCCATCGACAACTATATATTTATCATTTTCTTCATCATAAAAACATACTACTGGCATAGTATATCCATCTTCCCAAATTGATGTTTCTAGCAAAGCCATTTCTGGTGGTGCAACACTATTTGGATTATAGTCATTAGCTTGAATTTTGTCTATTGGTATTCTTAATACATTATAGACTGGTGATTTAAATTTACTCATTTTTTCCTAGTTTTTATTTGTTAATAATTTATTTACTCTTTCTCTAGCATCGTAATCATTATCGCAGTTTCTTACTGTTTCAACAATAACTTTAGATAAATCTGTTGGTTTATCATAACTGCCATCTTCCTTATGTATTTCAGTTCCTTTTACTGGTGGATTAAATATGCTTATTAAAATAACATCCTCTAATGCTTCAAACGTGTGGTTATCATTATCATCTAACATATATATTGTATCTACATTAATATTGTAAATTTCATTTGTACTTAAATTAGTTAATAATCCACTACCTTTTATACAGTAACAAGCTTCTAAATGATGTTTGTAATGCCAATGACCAATTTCTCCTTTTGGTATTATTGTTTTGTGTACAGAAAAACCCATTTTATCACTTTCTAAAATAAGTCTTAAACTTCTTCCCTCTTTGAATTTAACATCTCTTTTCGTGTTTTCAATCTCTTTAATAGTTCTAGTTTTCATAATTATATGTTTTTGTATTTTTTTTGAATTTCTCTTTGTCTTTTTGCTTGTTCGTGTGTTGGTGCTAAACCTAAATATTTACAAGTATGGTCATTTTTAAGTATTGTTATAACAAACCTTTTCCAGCTAGTAACATCTGAATTATGACATTTAAGCATATCTAAATGGTCTGGTGGTAACATTCTAATACAAGTTTTATCTTTATTTCCGTGTCTTGTTTTTTCTCCATAAACAAAATCTATATTATTTTTTTCTAAATCCTGTATAACTTCATCTGGTAATCCTCGCCCTATTCTCCACCAGTATTTTATTGATTGAATAAAGCGTTGCTTAAAATTTACAGATGACTCATTTGGTAGCGTATCTAAAAGGAATTTACAAAAACTTTTCCAAGTATGACCTTCTGGTAACTCAAAACTTCTATACGTTAATTGTTTTCCATAAGTAGCTATAAAGTTAGCACCAGAAACCCTAGCACAAAGTCTAGCCCAAACGTGTCCATCTATAACTTTATATAAATTTAAGCTAGATTTTGATTCACTCATAAAAGGACTTGCAACCCTCATTTGAGCAACAGATAATCCAGCCTTCCAAAATATATCATAAAGCTCATTATATTTCCAGTTAAATTTTTCATTACCTATCCAAATATCATCTGTTTTCCAATCATAAATAGGATAAACATTATAAACAAAATCTGTATTCTTTTTTGTCCAACATAAATTGTTTATCATACCTTTCTTTTGATTCATTATAGCTCTATATCTATTAAGACTTTCATCCGTTCTTATACCTATCATACAAGCACATCTTTCTCCTTCTGCATACCAATCACCAAACTTATCCCAAAACTCATCATAACTCATATTTTCTTCAAAAAAATCAAAATTATGATTATCTATATTTACAATATAATCTTCTTTTGGCATTGGTCTTATCCATCTATGCTCGTCATTTACACCCCAACATTGCCAGTCAATTTCATAACTAGAAACAGTACAAGGTAATGTTATTGGTAAACAACACCAATAAACATCTAATAAATCTAAATTATCTTGAATTATCTCGTGCATAAATTTTAAAGAATATTCATAATTAGCTTCGTTATCCATAACCATTAAACCAATTTTTTTAGTTATGTTGTTTTTACGCATATAATCTACAACTAGATTAAGCATAACACCAGAATCTTTACCACCACTAAACGAAAGGTATATTTTATTGAAGTTATTAAAAATAAACTCAACCCTCTCATTTGAAGCTTCGTAAACATTTTTTTCCTTGTTGTATTTTTTCATAAATTAATTTTTAAGTTCAAAGCAAAATAAAGACTTATTTTTATATTAAAAAAATATTATAGCAAAAAAAAGCCAATTAATTTAATAACTGGCTGTAAATCAAGAAAAAAAATTAATTTAAGTTAATGTCAAAGTTGTCTATCTCTACTTCAATATATTTTGATTCTGGATATTCTTCTAAAAGAGTTTCTTCATCAAAGAAACAAGGACAAACATATCCTTCGGAATCTTCTTGAATGTCTATAACTATAAATATTGAAACGTGAATCATTTTAAGCGTTCTAATTCAAAAGTTAAATGATTAATAGCTTTTTGTATATCAGCTTCTAAGGATGCTTTAAAATCATTATTAACATACTTCTTTTTACCAGCTCTTAAAAGATAAGTTATCGCAGTTGCAACATTATAATTATCTGGTTGAAATTCCTCAATTACTTTTCTTGCTTCGTATTTGTATTTTGAACCTAAATAATAATTAGGTATTTCTTTAAAGTTTTCCATTTTTTTAGTTATTTCTTTTTTCTTACAATTTCTACATTGAAACCACCACCCTTCTTCATCTTCAGTTTTAAGATGAAATGTAGTGCAATCGCAATCAGAACAATAAATATATTTAAACATATTATTTGTATTTATATTCTTTAATTCTCTTTTTTTAAAATCCTTAATACAATCATCAATAACATCGCTAACAAAACATTTGCACTTTTTAATATTCTTTTTACAATAATTACATTTACTATTCATTTTCATAATTAATAGTTTTTAGTTAATGCTCTTTGCAAAAATTCTTGATAAGTTTTATTATTTACTTTGTATTGATGTTTACTATCTTCGCAATATAAAATTCTTTGTACCGTTCCAGCTTCGGTAAATATAGTCTTTAATAGCTTTACATTTAATGAACCACTTACTGGACAACCCCATTTAGGTAAACCACTAGAAACAGCTTTATTAGTTACTGATGCAAAATAAGGCTTTAAAGTTAAATAAAGTTCTTCTGTTGTTACAATATCTCCTTTATTATATTCAACCATTTTAGCTAAATATTCTTCTTGTTCTTCTTTA